CAATAAAGATGCTGAAGTTAAGGATCAATACCTTTATAAAGGAATTGCTGACAGAGCCTTCACGCACGAGTTCAAGATTGCCGATAAGGTTGAAATCAAGAACGCTGAAATGGTCAACGGTATGTTGAAAATTTGGTTAGAGAATATGGTAAAAGCACAAGATGCGGTCAAGAAAATAACCATAAATACCAAAGATGAATAACTACTGGCCCGTATCAGACGAAGAATGGGAACGTCTAAATTACCCTGAGAAGTTCCAAAACAAGAAGTAATTCCTGTTGCGGAAAAACAACAAGGGGTCTTGACAGACCCCTTTTTTTATAGTAGAATACAACCATGAAAACGAATAAACCAATTCTAATTGAACTGCGTTCGCTAACGAACACAAAGCAAACTTACTGGACTTACTCTAATTGGGAAGAGAAAGAGATAGACGGTGAGATGTTTACTCCTGTTACAAAGTTTATGCCTAATCAAAAACATAATACTGAATTGCATTATGTTAGGTCAAACAGTTTGGAAAAGATACGAGAGTTTTAATTTCTGGCGTTCGTTCAATGGATAGGACAGGATTCTTCTAAAGTCTTAATAGAGGTTCGATTCCTCTACGCCGGACCAACCTGGTATAGCATAGTGGTAGTGCCGAGAACTCATAATTCTTACGGGAAAGGTTCGAATCCTTTTGCCAGGACCATTTATTTTCGGTAATGATGTAGTAAAAACACAACAAATGTATTGACAAGAATTAAAAATTGCTATATAATAGAGACTTATTAAATTAATTAAGAAAGAAATAAAAATGTTTACGAAACCGACATCCCATATAAGTTATCGCACAGAGATTTGCGATAATCAATCATGGGCCTTCCCAAAAGGGGTTTCTGTATAAGTTTTTAATCTAAGAGATTATACACAAACCCCTAGCGTAAAAACTAGGGGTTTTTTGTTTTTGGAAGTTGATGCAGGTGCGTTGGTGCGCCGACCAGCCTTGAAAACTGGGTTCTCAGAAATGGGATGGGGTTCGACTCCTCCGACTTCCGCCAGTATTTTGGAAGATGTGTTGCAAGGTGCGACAGAGGTTTGCTAAACCTTCGTTCAGAAATGGGCAGATAGGTTCGATTCCTATATCTTCCGCCAGGATATGTACGTGTGACCCGAAAGGCTAGGGAGCAGATTGCAAATCTGTTTTATGTAGGTTCGATTCCTATCACGTACTCCAAAATTATTTTGTTGTAATCTTGCAACAAAGTATTGACAAATGATTTTTAGTGTGTTACACTAGAGTCTGTTCTTTAAAAATTTGAGGTAGTTTTTGCTCGGTTCGTCTATCGGTTAGGACACCGCTCTTTCACGGCGGGAAGACCAGTTCGATTCTGGTACCGAGTACCATTTGTTTTGCTGACGTAAGCCATGGGGGAAACGTCAACCCTGAGTAACTGCGTATATAAACGGTAAGGTGGCCACTAATTCCGTTGAACGTAGCAAATAGTGCGTCAGCAAAACAAATGGTATTATTGGGGATATAACTTAACGGCTAAAGTAACTGGCTTTTAACCAGTAAATCAGAGTTCGATTCTCTGTGTCCCTACCATATAAAAACACATTGCCCTAGAAGCGGTGAGATGAATGACACAATAGGCTCACAAGGGGTGTCGCAATGTGTTTTTATATGGTCTCATAGTATAGCCTGGTGATTACAGCGGCTTGTCACGCCGTCAACAGGGGTTCGAATCCCCTTGGGACCGCCAGATTTTGTGGCATTTGCACAGTCACCAAGATAGTGCATTGTAAGTCCAATCTAATATTCCTCAGTAGCTCAGAGGCAGAGCAAAGCACTGTTAATGCTTGGGTCCGTGGTTCGATCCCACGCTGAGGAGCCAAATAACTCGGTATAGGCTAGCCCGGTCAAGTCACCTGCTTTGGGAGCAGGATATCGCAAGTTCGAATCTTGCTACCGAGACCAATATAATGGAGATGCCGCCGCAATGGTGTGGCAGGGGACTGTAAATCCTCCGACTTCGGTCACGATTGGTTCGATCCCAATCATCTCCACCATTTAGGAAAATTATGAATTATATCATAACATTTTTAGCAGTATTCATTACAGATATCTTGTATTGTTTTTTTATAAAAGCAATGAGCGAAGATAAAATGTTTCTTGCAAGTATCTGGAGTTGCTTAGTAACATTTGCCGCAAGTGTAGCGGCAATTAATTATATTGATGACCATACAATGATAATTGCATCTGTATTAGGTGCATTTTGTGGTACATATGTTGCAATGAAGTTGAGAAAAACATTATTGGGGGATTAGTGATAATGGGAGCACATGTGCTTTGCAAGCATGAAGTAGGAGTTCGATTCTCCTATCCTCCACCAAATCTCACCCTTACATACGGTGTACAATAGGAAAAGTAGTATGTAATATGGTGACGTAGCTCAACGGTAGAGCATTTCCTTCATACGGAAAAGGTTGTGGGCTCGGTTCCCTCCGTCACTACCAAATTGTTGGGGATTAGTTAAATGGTATAACAATGGATTTTGATTCCATCATCATAGGTTCGATTCCTATATCCCCTGCCAAACGGTCTTTAGTAAAATGAATATTACACCTTGCTACGAACGAGGAAGTGGGAGTTTGATTCTCTCAGGACCGTCCAATTAGCCCTTATAGTATAGTGGTATTACAACGGATTTGTAACCCGTTGACGGGAGTTCGATTCTCTCTTGGGGCACCAAATACATACCCCGTTAGCTCAATGGCAGAGCAAAGTGCTGATAACGCTGAGACAGAAGTTCGATTCTTCTACAGGGTACCAATATCTCTCGCAAGTGTTCCGGTAGCACAAGGTTCTCCAAAAGCCTTGGACGGGGTTCGATTCCCTGGCGAGAGGCCAATTATCTTAGAAATCCTTGTATCTCGCTGATTGCATCTTGAATTGCATCGGATGAATAGAAGTAATCTAAAAGATTTTCCGACATAAGATTGAGAATTTCAATTCTTCTTTCCATGTTCTTACGAGTATTCTTCAAGTTGTCAATATGGTTCTGTGTGAACTTTTGCAACATGTTTTCTTTTTTCTTTGATTTGATTCGTACAACAATCAATTCAAATTTGTGTATTTGTTTACTTATTTCGGCAATGTTATTGTTGACGTTTTTAATACCCTCAATAATATCACCTTTCATCATCATAATTAAATCATCCGTAATAGGATCCATTTTGTTTATGAAATGGTGCAACAGATTAGCAAGTTCATTCATAACTTCGGCATTTATGTCTCTAGGTTGTTCGTAATTGCCGGTAGCATCATAATTGGCTCGTCTTTGAGGATCGCTAAGGATCTCATAAGCCATTTTAATTTTTTTAAACGTTTCTTCATCACCACCTTTGTCTGGATGATGTATTTGTGCTAAAGTTCTGTATGCATGTTTAATTTCTTCACTTGTACAGTCTGGTGATAATTCCAGTAGTTTGTATAGGTCCATGATGTTTAAATAGTAGTTGTTAGTTATTTATTGTTGTAAAAGAGAGGTGTTCTATGAGAGATTTCGATGTACAAAAAGTCAAAGATTTTATCTTGTCTCAAGGTCCAGATACTAGAGTATATCTTGGTGCCGACTCAGAACGTCTTAGAGTTAATGGTGTATGGTATGCCGACTATGCACTTGCCGTTGTTGTTCATATTGATGGTTGCCATGGTTGTAAGATTTTCGGTTTTGTAGACCGTGAATTAGATTACGACCACAAGAAAAGTAAACCAGCAATGCGTTTGATGACAGAGGTATATAAAGTATCTGAATTGTTTCAAGAAATGGCAGATGTCTTAGAAGACCGCCATGTCGAAGTACATTTAGACTTAAATAAATCTGATGAATTTGGTTCTTCTTGCGTTGTGCAACAAGCAATAGGATACATCAAAGGTACATGTGATATCACTCCTATGGTGAAACCAGATGCACCTGCCGCAAGTTTTTGCGCTGACAGATTGAAAAGAATCTTGGCAGAGCAGGAATAAATAATGGAGACTATAGTGTAACGGTTTAGCACCCGACTCTGTGAAAGTCGTAGAATGGGTTCGTCTCCCATTAGTCTCCCCAAACTTTGTTAAGGAAAATTATGAAAATAGGTGGTATCTATTATGAGATTCTTCATAAGACAAATGAAGAAATGAATGGCAATATTGGTCTTGCTGATTTCAATAGACAAGAAATTAGCATCAATACTGACCATACAATGCAAACTCAAAAAATTGCTTTAGTGCATGAGATTTTGCACATACTAGACAGCACCTATCATCTTAAATTAACCGAAGAACAAGTAATCTATACCGCACATGCGCTAATAGGTTTCATTGAAGATAACAAAGATTTTCTGACCGATTTATTATAAAGGAATATTATGTACACACCCTTGCATGACAAGATTATCGTTCAACGACTTGAAAAAGTCAATCAAACCGCTTCCGGTATTATACTCAAATCTTCACCCGAACCAGATAGAGCAAAAGTTGTTTCTATCGGTCCTGATGTTGAAGAAGTTGCTGTAGGAGAAGAAATTCTCGTAAACTGGAACGGAGCAATTAAAGTAAAAGATGACTTATATACTTTAAAAGTAGAACACGTTGTAGGTGTTTTTGAAGATAATGCCTCGGTAGTTTAATGGTAGAACGGCATCCTTACACGGTGCATACGGGAGTTCGATTCTCCAACGAGGTACCAGATGCAACTTTAGCTGATGTGGTCATAGCGGTGGTTTGAAGAGCCATTGAAACAGGTTCGATTCCTGTAGGTTGCACCAGATGCCCTGGTGGTGGAATTGGTAGACACACTGGTATTAGAAGCCAGCGCCAAAAGCATGAGAGTTCGAGTCTCTCCTAGGGCACCAGTATAAATAAAGATTTAATAATATGCTACACCATGTCACATAAAGAACAAAGAGATTTTATTACTAAACTCAAAGAAAAATTCCCAAATAATTTCAGAAACATTAAAATGCTTGAAATTGGTAGTCTAGATATAAATGGATCTATTAGAGAGTATTTTGAAAACTGCAACTATATTGGTTATGATGTAGGTGAAGGAAAACTCGTTGATGTTGTTTATGATGGGATCACATTTAGAGCAGAAGATATAGAATTTGATACTACCGGAAGTTGTAATTGTTTTGAGCATAATCCTAATTGGGTATCCAATTTTAAAGATATGCACAGAATATTAAAATCTGGTGGTTTACATTTTATATCTGTACCGACAACAGGATGCCCTGAACATGGTACTGAAAAAGAAAAATCAGATGATAGTCCTTTGACGATTGCAAAAGGTGAAGGGTGGAAAGATTATTATAAGAATCTAACCGAAGAAGACTTCAGAGAAAACTTTAATTTAGATGAAATGTTTAGTGAATATAAATTTGAAGTAAACGATGAAGCTCACGATTTATATTTTTACGGTATTAAAAAATAAGCGGGTATGGTGCTAGTGGTAACACATGACTTTGCCAAAGTTAAGTTACGAGTTCGATTCTCGTTACCCGCTCCAAAGTCATTATAAATATATTGCGGGATGGTGAAATGGTATCACAGAGGACTCATAATCCTCAGTTCCTCGTTCGAATCTTGGTCCCGCAACCAAAAACTACTTCAAATTTAATATTTGTTCAGCTTCTTGTATTCTTGTTCTGGTACTTCTGCTACCTAAGATTACAAGTATCTTATCATCCGTCAACATTACAATACACCCACCTGCGGGAAACGTCCATCCAGTCTTACTGACTTGAATATTGGTATGTTTTTCTGTAAGTGGGTTTGTGTTTGTGTAATCTACCCATTTATCATTGATTAGAATTTTAGTTCTATATTGTTTGCTTAATGATATCAAAGGATAATTTTTTGCTTCTTTGACGAGTAACATTAAGTCTTTTGCCGTACTGATATTTTCTTTATCTAATCCTGTTGGCTCAATAATTTTAGTATTCTGCATACCTATTTGAATTGCTTTATTATTAATTGCCTCAATACAAGCATTTAAACCACCGGTATAATTTTGACATAAAGTTAAAGCGGCACGATTATCTGACGATACTAATGCCATCTCTATCAAATCTTTTCTTGTAGTCTTTTGATTTTTTCTTGGTAACTTATCTCTTAGTTCTGTAGTAAGAGTTAAGACTTGTGTTAAATCTTGTTTAGCATCTATTACTACCATTGCAGTAAGTAATTTTGTGATACTAGCGATTGAACGCACTTCATCTATATTTTGAGATGCTATAATAGTGCCATTAATATCAGCCAATAGCCATGACTTTGCTGTTAATGTTTTTGCATTACAGAATAGTGAAAACGTTAATAGACAGATAAATAATAGACGAGACAAATAAAACCTCTTTTTGCATTGATGAATGAATATTTATGGACGTTCATATACACTCATTTCAACAATCAAATGCGCTTCACAACAAAACTTTTAGAACATTTAGAAACAATAGAAAATGTCGGTAAATTTTTTCTGATGTTTTTTATATTTGGTATATCAGTCACCGTTTTTGTTTTACTATTCCTCTGGTGGGCTTTCAAAAGTAGGCTTCTGTGACCTTTCAATATAGTTTAGAATTTCTCTTTTACGAAGTTCTTCATAACGATATTGATTAGTGTGGTGCATTAAATCTGGATATCTTTTTTGTGCATCATTTGCAACTACAGCAAAAATGCATCCTGCGGCAAACAAAATAATTAGAAAAAGACCACCAAAATAAGCATCAGCTTTTAGTGTTCGCATTAAGGCTTCTTTTCTTCTTAAAGCGGCCGCTTCCATTTTCATTCTCTTGGCAATAAGAACTTTTTCTTGTTTACCAAGTTCATCCATCATTTTGTTTACATCAGACCATAGAGCACCAAGTTCCGGTGGGCTTTGGTATACAACAAGCTCACGTAAATCGACACTCATTTGTTCTAATTTCTTTTTCATTAAAACTCGTTGTAATGCACGTTTACCTATACTAGCATCACCTTCATAGATATGTGTTTGACTATGCTTTTCTTCTTCCTCTAGGACAGTTTTGCATTTGTGGAAAGCATCAAAGAATTCGCCAAGTTTTTCACCGATTTCTGAATACACATCGTCAGTTTCACCGCCCTTTTTATTGAGTTCGATGATTTCATTTTTCTTTTCTTGTAATTGTTTCTTTTGCTCGTATGTAGGAGGCTTATCTTTATGATTGGCGTGGAACTGCTTATCAAGGTCGTCAAGCACTTCTTTAACATTGCCTGCCGCACCTTTGATATCTTTGTAGAGTTGACAACCTTTTTTAACCGCCGCAACAGCGGCATTCGCCATAGCGAATAGTGTAATTGGATCCATGTAGCGTTATGATTACCAGATTTAATAGTCAAAATACATGGTAAAGATAACAGGAACTGCTTGACAGTTCGGACGATTTCATATATAATAGATGAACTATCTATTTATGCGTGGTTAGTTTAATGGTAGAATTAGAGCCTTCCAAGCTCAAGACAGGGGTTCGATTCCCCTACCACGCTCCAACATTATAAGGTTATTATGATTCAAATATTGAAATTGGTTACAGGTGAAGAAGTTTTGGGTGAAATCACTAAGACCGACAAAATCCTCACAGTTAAAAATCCGGTAGGTGTCGTTGCCGTTCGTGGTAAAGATGGGCAACCGAACATCGGATTTTCACCATTTCCACTACATGCTGATCCAGTCAAAGATTTAACTATTGACTTTTCGGTCGATTCTGTAGTATACTCATACACACCAGCACAAGATTTTATTGATAACTACAATCAAATCTTCGGTTCAGGCATCGTACTTCCAAAACCAAAAGAAATTATCCTAGGATGAACTTTTACACAAGCGTTCACGTTATCGGCAATAACGTAATGTTTCGAGGTATCAGAAATGGTAAAAGAGTCAGACAAAAGATTGAATACTCACCATCTCTGTATCTTGAAACAAAAAAAGATTCCAAATACAAAAGTCTGCAAGGTCTAAACTTAGAGCAAAGAAAATTTGAAACTATCCGTGATGCTAGAGACTTTCTAGACGGTTGGCGAGATGTTTCTAATGCACCTAAGATATATGGTCAGGCTCGTTTTGAATATGCTTATATCACAGACCATTACCCTGGTTTGATTGATTACGACTTTGAGCATGTAAGAGTTGCCGTAATTGATATCGAGGTCGGTTCAGAGAATGGTTTTCCTGACCCATACGAAGCGACAGAACCCATCACAGCAATTTGTATTCAATGGGTCAATGGTAAGACCTATGTTTTTGGCTGTGGCGACTATGAGACTAAAGGTGACGAAATTTATGTGAAGTGTAAAGATGAATATGACCTTTGCAAAAAATTCGTAATGCTATGGGCTGAAGATCCACCAGATATTCTATCCGGCTGGTACATGAAAGACTTTGACGTACCATATCTCGTCAATCGTTTTAGACGTATTGTAGGCGAAGATTTCGCAAAACAACTTTCACCATGGAACATAATCAAAGAACGTAAGACTATCATTAATGGTAAACAAGTTCTTTATTACGAATTACTTGGTGTCTCTTGTCTCGATTATATTGACCTATACAAATGGTATGCTCCTAACGGTAAGTCACAAGAAAACTATCGTCTAGAAACTATTGCACAAGTTGAATTGGGTGAAGGTAAGTTATCGTATGATGAATATGATAATCTACACACATTGTATAGACTCGACTATCAAAAGTTTATCGAATATAACATCAAAGACGTTGGTCTTGTAATGAGACTTGAAGAAAAGTTAAAGTTACTTGAACTTGCCATCTCTTTGACCTATGATACGAAATCAAATTACGATGATGTGTTTGCACAGACTCGTATGTGGGATGCATTGACTTATTCTTACCTAAAAGAGAAAGATATCATTGTACCGCCACGTATTGTTAAAGACAAAGATATGGCATTTGAAGGTGCGTATGTAAAAGAGCCTCAAGTAGGTTTCCATGAGTATGTTGTTTCGTTTGACTTGAATTCTCTGTATCCTCATTTAATGATGCAATACAATATCAGTCCTGAAACTCTTATTGAGCCTGAAGAATATGATGATGAAATGCGAGCCGTAATTTCACAAGGTATTAATGTTGATAAACTTTTATCAAAGAGTATTGATATGTCTTCTTTACCAAAAGATGTTGTTATAACACCGAATGGTCAGTTCTTCAGTAAAAATATTCGTGGTTTCTTACCACAGATGTTGGAAGAGATGTATGAAGATAGAAAGAAGTTTAAGAAACTATACCTACAAGCAAAACAAGAACTAGAAAACGAAAAGGATGTCTCTAAACACTATGAAATTGAAAAGAAAATTGCAAGATATAATAATCTACAACTTGCAAAAAAAGTGGGTCTCAACTCTGCCTATGGTGCTCTTGGGTCTCAGTACTTTCGCTTTTTTGACCTTCGGTTGGCTCTGGCTGTTACTACGGCTGGTCAGTTAAGTATTCGTTGGATTCAAGATAAGATTAATGATTACATGAACAAACTGTTGAAGACAGAAACTGATTATGTAATTGCATCTGATACTGATTCAATCTATTTAAGACTTGGTGACTTGGTCAAAAAAGTTTATGGTGTGGATGGTGAAGTATCTTTACCTAAAACTAAGATAATCGACTTTATGGACAAGGTTTGTAGAGACAAACTTGAGCCTTATATTGATAAGTCTTATAAAGAACTCGGTGATTATATGCAAGTGTTTGCACAAAAGATGCAAATGAAACGTGAATCACTTGCCGACAAGGGTATGTGGACTGCAAAGAAACGATATATTCTTAATGTGTATGATAATGAAGGTGTTCGATATAATGAGCCAGACCTTAAGATTATGGGTCTAGAAGTTATTAAATCATCTACACCATCCGCTATCCGTGTTAAGATGAAAGAGATGATTGCATTGATAATGAAAGGTACCGAAAAAGATATTCAGAAGTTCATCAAAGACTTCAAGAAAGAATTCAAAGCGATGCCAGCAGAAGAGATTTCCTTCCCAAGAGGTGTGAATGGTATAAAGAATTATTCTAATGCCGGTGGGCAACTCTATATAAAAGGTACACCTATTCATGTCAAAGGCGCAATTCTTTATAATCACTATCTAAAACAAATGAAACTTACCAAAAAGTATGAATTGATTAAAGAAGGTGAGAAGATTAAGTTTACCTATCTGAAAGAACCTAATCCATTCAAAGATTCGGTAATATCATTCCCAAGTCGTATTCCTGCCGAGTTTGGGCTTGACAAGTACATAGACTATGAGTTACAATTCGAAAAGACATTCTTAGGACCTATGCAGACAATTCTTGATTGCGTTGGCTGGAGGGCTGAGAAACTTAATACGCTAGAAGGATTCTTCAAATGATTTTTTTAACTTTACTTACCGCTTTATCACTTTCCGGTGTAGCGGCATACTATTCAGTAATAGGACTTACTGCAATTTTCCCTGGTTCTTATTGGCCTATTATTGTAATGGGTTCTGTCTTTGAAGTGGCAAAACTTGTCACAATATCATGGACATATAGAAATTGGGAGACTGCACCGAGAAGTCTTAAAGCACCTTTTGTCACAGCAGTTGTTATTTTGATGTTCATCACATCAATGGGTATCTTTGGGTATCTATCAAAAGCACACTTAGAACATTCAGCAGACTTAGGTCCTATTGTTGACAAAGTGGCAATCATTGATGAGAACATAAAAGTTGAAAGGGAAAACATTGAAACTGTCCGTAAAAATCTCAAACAAATGGATGATAGCGTTGAACAAATTATGGGTAGAACGGATACAGAAAAAGGTGCCGAGAAATCCAATTTTATACGCAACAGTCAGAAAGCAGAACGTAGCCGTCTACTTAACGAAATCACCGTTTCGCAACAGAAGATTGCTGTTCTCAATACTGAGAGAGCACCGATTGCGAACGAGCTTAGAAAGGCAGAGTCGGATTTTGGGCCGATAAAATATATTGCAGAGTTAATCTATGGTTCTGGTGACCGAGATGTGATTGACAAAGCAGTTCGTCTAGTCATAATGTTAATTATGATTGTGTTTGACCCATTAGCAGTATTGCTTTTAATTGCCGCTAATCGTTCTATCAAAGAACAATATGATGAGATGTCAGTTAAGAAGTGGTTCAAAAAAGAAGAACCTAAAGAAGAACAGAAACCAACAACGTTTGTAAATGAAGTCACACCGAACATAACAACACCTCCGTTATGGACAACAGTTCAAGTTGATAAAGAGAATATAGCAAATATAGCATCACCTGGAGTCGCATCGACTACATATGATTATTCAGTTCCTTTTGCCTTTGAAAAGGCGAAAGATATAGCAAGTGGTAAGTTTTAATAGGAGAACATTATGGGAAAAGCGTTAGAGAAAGCAACAATTAGTGAGAAGTTGGCAAAAGTAAATGATAGTTTTACTGTCAACATGTATGACAATGGTTTTATGTTTGAAATCTCTGGTCGTGATGATACAGATGATTGGAAAAGCGCAAAGATTGTTGTGAATACAATTGAAGACCTAGTAGACTTAATCAATGAGGCACAAACTCTACCAAGAGATTAATCTATGAGTATACTTGAGAAGTTAAAGAAGAACACCAGTATCAAGGAATCTGCTGTTCTTTCTAAATCTAAGTTCTTCACAGAGAAGGACATGATTCCTACTTCAATTCCTATCATCAACGTTGCACTTAGCGGTGCACTTGATGGTGGGTTAACACCTGGTCTCACAATGTGGGCCGGTCCTTCAAAGCACTTTAAAACTGCTTTTAGTCTTCTAATGGCAAAATCTTACTTAGACAAATATAAAGATGCGGCTCTCTTATTCTACGATAGCGAGTTTGGAACTCCTCAGTCTTACTTTGACTCGTTTGGTATTGACACTAATCGTGTTTTACATACACCACTTACTGACATCGAACAGTTAAAGTTTGATATTATGCAACAGTTAACTCAATTAGAACGTAAAGATAAACTGATTATCATTATTGATTCAATCGGTAATCTTGCATCTAAGAAAGAAGTTGACGATGCATTAGAAGGTAAGTCGGTTGCTGATATGTCTCGTGCGAAACAAGTCAAATCATTGTTTAGAATGGTAACACCTCATCTGACAATGAAAGATATACCGATGATTGTTGTAAATCATACTTACAAAGAAATCGGTATGTTCCCAAAAGACATTGTAGGTGGTGGTACAGGTTCTTATTACTCTGCGGATAACATCTTTATTCTCGGTAGACAACAAGAGAAAGAAGGCACAGAAGTTGTAGGTTACAATTTCATTATCAACGTAGAAAAGAGTCGTTATGTCAAAGAGAAATCTAAAATACCAGTTAATGTATCTTTTGATGGTGGTATTAGCAAGTGGTCTGGCTTACTTGATATCGCTCTCGAATCTGGTCATGTAATCAAACCTTCTAACGGATGGTATTCTAAAGTTGACCTTGATGGTGTTGTAGAAGACAAAAAGTATCGTTTGAAAGAGACTGATACAAAAGAATTCTGGACACCAATTCTTAGAAATGTAACATTTCAAGACTTTATCAAACAGAAATATCGAATAGCTACTGGTAATATTATGCGTGGTGATATTGAAGAAGCATTTGCAGTAGAAACTACTAATGGTGCTGAATGATAGACTGTATGATTCTAGGTGATAGCATTGCGGTCGGGACTGAAATGTTCCGACCTGAATGTGTTGCATACGCTAAAGGTGGTTGGAATTCTTGGCAATGGAAGAAAGATTATCTTCAAAATGATTTGACTGCTAACACAGTTATCATTAGCCTTGGTTCTAACGACCACAAAGGTGTTAAGACTAGAGAAGAACTAGAAATCATCCGTGGTAAAATTAAAGGTAGCAGAGTATTCTGGATTCTACCGGCAATCAAGCCTAATATTCAACAAATCGTAAAAGAAATTGCTGAAGAACATGGTGACACAGTTCTACCAATCACAAAATTACAACCAGACGGTATACATCCTAGTTGGGCGGGTTATAAAGAATTAGCCAGAGAAACAAAATGACAGAAGGTATTGACTATTGCTTTATCTATCCTAAAAATGATAAAACGGTAACTCACATCAAACTTTTAGATGGTGAATACAAAGATACCGTTTTTAAATATGGTAAAGTAAAAATAACGGAAGAAATAGACGGACCCCATTTACATTTTGCTTTCGATGTGTTAGAATCAACAGTCAAGAAGCCTAAAAAACTACAGAATGATGTTAATTTCAAACAGTATCTTGGTGATATGTTAGTTGAATTAATGAGTGATAATATTGACGAGGAAATAATTGATGAGACTAGAACAGACGATATTAAGGAACCTGATTTATAATGAAGAGTACATTCGCAAGGTACTCCCTTTCCTCAAAGATGAGTACTTCTCGGATTCAATTGAGAGGACAATTTTCAAAGAACTCAGCGCATTTGTTTCAAAGTACAATACTACACCAACGATTGAAGCAATTGGATTGGCCATCAAAGAGAGGAGAAATCTCTCAGATGCTGAAGTGGAGAAGTCAGAATCTTATCTACAAGAGATTGTATCGTCTAAGGGAGAAGAATCCAAGATTCAATGGCTTATTGAAAAGTCAGAAGCCTTTTGTCAAGAAAGGGCAATCTACAACGCAGTATTGGGGTCTATTTCTATATTGGACGGTAAGGACAAAACAAATGACAAAGGTGCGATACCCAAAATATTATCGGACGCTTTATCGGTAAGTTTTGACAATTCAATTGGGCATGATTACTTGGAGAACTCTGATGAACGATACGACTTCTACCACAGAAAAGAAGAACGAATTCCGTTTGACCTCGACATGTTTAATAAGATTACAAAAGGAGGTCTCCCGATTAAGACTCTTAATATTGCTCTTGCTGGCACCGGTGTTGGTAAGTCCCTTTTTATGTGTCATTGTGCCGCTGGAAATATGTCGATGGGTAGAAACGTTCTTTACATCACTATGGAAATGGCTGAAGAACGTATTGCAGAAAGAATAGATGCAAATCTATTGAATGTGACACTTGATGATTTGTTAGATTTACCTAAAGAGACTTATGATAAGAAAGTTGCGAATCTTAAGAACAAAGTAACAGGTAAATTAATCATCAAAGAGTATCCTACCGCATCTGCATCATCACTACATTTCAGAACCCTACTTAATGAACTTAATCTTAAAAAATCGTTTGTTCCAGATATCATCTATATTGATTATCTTAATATTTGTTGTTCTTCTCGAATTAAACCCGGTTCCAATATCAACTCCTACACCTACGTCAAATCCATTGCAGAAGAGTTGCGAGGTCTTGCCGTTGAATTCGGAGTACCAATTGTTTCTGCTACACAAACAACACGGTCAGGATATGGTAGTTCAGATCCAGGACTCGAAGACACGAGTGAGTCTTTTGGTTTGCCAGCTACAGCCGACATGATGTTTGCCTTGATTAGTTCTGAAGAACTTGAAGGACTCGGACAGATAATGGTCAAACAGTTGAAAAATAGATACACAGACCCATCACAATTCAAAAGATTTGTTGTAGGTATTGACAAACCTAAAATGAGACTGTATGATATTGATGATTCAGGTCAAACAGGTATCGTTGATTCAGGTATGCCATTTAAATCTGAAAGTCCTAAGAAAAAGTTTGAAGGTTTCAAGGTATAAATAAACGATGGGAGTCAATACACAAGCACTAATAGACGAGAAGGCGGCCTTTAACAAGGTCAAAAAACTTCTTGGCAATCCACAAACATTTGCAGAACCTGCAGGCTTTGATGTAGGATTCCCTGACTTTGGTTTTTCAGTATTTGTCAATAAGAAACGTGTTGACTTATTCTTTGAATATAAATCAAGTTATAAGGCTCAAATGGGTTCAATGAGAAACTGGACATTTGAGAAAGGTGTTTTTGATGCACCGGATGCGGAAACTTCACAAGAAAAACAGCAACTGCTAGAAGTTATGAACGCAACAAAAGCGGCAAAAGATAATGCTGAAAGATTGCTTGAAGACTTTCATAATTACTTTGACAATCCTAAAAAACCGATGTATAATATCACAAAGATTTCATCGGGTATGCTTTCAGTTGAAAAGAATCTTGCTATGAGAAAAGTTAGACTACAACACTTCTCAAACAATACTGAAAAGTTTTCAATTGCAAATATTGACAGCAGTAATCTTGGTGCTGAGATTCTAAATCACTATCACAAAAAGTTTATTAAGAATCTGAACAAAGAGGCAGACCATAGTATTCTTTTTATGATGCTAGATGATACAGTTTGGTTTGTTGAAGAGACCGGTAATCTAGATTTAGCAAGTAAAAAAGATGTTGCAAAGATGTTTGGTACTGAAACAATAACTCACTTAAATACTCTTAAAGCAAAGTTAGAAGTTCGTATTCAACCTAGAGGTTTAACCGGTGGTGCAAAAGCACCTTCAATTGATGTTATGGCTTCTTTTAGATTATCAGCAAAACCAGCAGGCGGAGTTAAAATATAATGGCACTAAGCGAATTCGATAAGATACTACAAGAGTATAAAGACTCTGATGATGACTTTGGCTTCTCTACAGTCAGTAAAGAAGAGTATGATGCAGTTGTAAGCAATACAAAAGCACAGACAGTTGAAGATTATCAAAAGAAACTCAAAGAACTTGAAAAGATTATTATCCCGTTTCTAAACAAACTACATAGTACAGGAGACAAAGAATATATCTTCTGGCCTAATCGTAAACCTATCATCGAAGAACAGATAAAGAGAATACTACAACTAACACGTTAATATTATGAAACCTTTGGTCACAGTCATCACGCCTACTACGGGCAATCAAGTGGTTCGACAAGCAATCGAATCAGTGAAAAATCAAACTTACGATAACATACAACATCTAGTTGTCACAGACGGCCCTCATGGTGCCGCTAAGATAATTTTAGATGATTATCCTGAGATTGACAAAATCAAACTACCTTATTCAACCGGTAAAGACCAATACAACGGTCACAGAATCTATGGTGCAATGACATATATTGCTAAAGGCGATTTTCTTTGTTTCTTAGATGAAGACAACTGGTACAAACATAATCATATTGAAGAACTTGTAAAAGTTATTGAGAAAGGTAATAAGTGGGCATACACGTTACGTAAAATTGTTGACCAAGAGGGTAAATATATATGTAATGATGACTGTGAATCTTTGGGTAAATGGACTTCTGTTATCAACGACCAGTTCATTGATGTTAACTGTTATATGATACCAAGAGTAGCCGCTTTAGGTTTTTCACCGTACTGGTATCGTAGAGCAAGACATCCACAAGAACAACCAGAGGTTGATAGAATTCTTTCACCGTTTATGATGCAGAATTTCAAAGAATTTGATTGCACATATGATTATACGGTGAATTACAGAGTTGCAAGTAGAGCAGATTCTGTACAAGCAGGTTTCTTTCAAAAAGGAAATGAAGTGATGTTAAAAAAATATAATGGGAAATTACCATGGCAACAAAAGACTTAATAATCGGTGCATTTAAAGGTTACAATTTTAAACAAGTTGAACCTTGGGTTAAATCTCTAAACGAATGTGGGTTTGAAGGCGATAAAGTAATTATCTCTATCAATTCATCTGTAGAAACAAATAAAAAACTTCAAGATGCCGGTATGACTGTGTTACCATCACAGACTCCTGGTAACATGATGTTTCACATGGAACGTTTCTTACATATCTATGACTATCTAAGAACACATGGTGAAAATTATCGCTACATACTTACTACCGATGTTCGTGATGTAATCTTTCAATCGGACCCTATGGATTATATTTCTAAGAGGATGCAAAATCCTTTGAATAAATTTATTGCCGTATCTGAATGTATTCAAATAGAAAACGAGCCTTGGAATCGAGATAATATTATTAAATGTTTTAATGAATATACATATAATAATATCAAAGGTGAAGAAGTCTTAAATGTAGGAACTCTTGCCGGAAAATCAGAATATATTAGAGACTTATGCGGGATGTTATTTCATATGTCTTCTAATCGTGCCGATTGGGTTGCAGACCAAGCCGCCTATAACGTAATGATGAATTATGAGCCATATAGAAGTCAATCTTTTGTTTCAGATTTAGATGAAGAATTTGCTTGTAACTTACATGTAACAAATAAACCGGATCAGATTGAACAATTTAGACCATTCCTAACATGTGGGGTACCAGAAATTACTGAAGATGCATTTGTTGTAACTGCAAAAACAGGAAGACCATATTCTATCGTTCATCAGTATGATAGAGTACCTGAATGGAAAAAAGCAATATTGAAGAGACTTGATATTGAAGATGCTGACGAATTTTTTACTTATAAGGTGTAAACATGGGAATGGTAAGAGAGAGTTTGATACTATATAAATTAATTGATGATAATGATTTTTTAGATTTCTCTACAAATATTAAAGTTGCGGATATTGGTGCCCAAACAATACATTTTGATGATAAACCATTCTTTGATATTATTTTAGAAAGTTTTGGCCTTGATAAATCAATATCAGAAAATTTTTATCACAACATGACAGCACGTTTCATGCATGAGTCTATGGGTTATACGTATGAAAGTTTTGATTTGGATTTGATTGATGATAAAGTTCATAAGACAGACTTAAATACCGATAAATGTAAACCAGAATTTAAAGGTTATTTTGACCTTGTTGTAAATTTTGGTACAACAGAGCATCTATGTGGGCAAACAAATGCTTTTACTTTTATGCACGACTTATGTAGACCTGGGGGAATCTTAATAAGTACACTACCTTGTAATGAGCCAAATCATGGTTTCTTTTCTTATAGTCCTGTATTTTTTGAATCTATGGCACACGATAATGGATATAATTTAATTGGTATATACTTACATGATGTTAGTGGTCTTGAAGCAGGACAATTAAAGCCATATACTGGTGCAGTTCCAAAAAAATATTGTTACATTAATGTAATAATGCAAAAAATAAATGATGCTGATTTCGTTGTACCTAAACAAGTTTTCAATAACGGTAGTTTTCCGGTAGCTTCAGCAACACATGGCGACACAATTATATTTAGGACAGATTAATATGGGTAATATATCAATAGTCACGGCGTTTTTCGATATCGGTAGAGGTGATTGGACCCCCGATAAAGGTTTACCGCACTATCTACAGAGAACAACAGATACATACATCGAAAGATTTAGTCATCTTGCAAAACTCAACAATGAATTGATTGTGTTCACTTCACAAGATTTAGTTGATAAGATTAAAGACAAATGTCCTGATAGAAGTGCAACAACACATTTTGTCATTATTGATTTTGACAATCAATTTCAAGAACAACGAGCATTTATAAGCAAGATTCAGAAAGACCCTAACTTTCAAAGAATGATTAACCCATATCAAGTTAAGAATCCTGAATACTGGTCTGCTGATTATGTTCTTGTCAATTATCTAAAGACTTTCTTTGTAGAATATGCAATTAAAGAAGGTTTTGCAACAAACGAAACAGTTTCATGGATGGACTTTGGCTATTGCAGAGAAGAATCTACATTGAATGGTAAAACAGAATGGGCTTACGACTTTGCTGAAGACAAGATACATTTCTTCGATTATAAAACATATAACGGGCAACCTATACAACAAATTATTGCCAACAATGACGTACACATACTAGGTGCTAAGATTGTAGCAAATAAAAACCTATGGCCTAAACTAAGAGAATTAATTAGCGGTGCATTTAAGAATCTCACCGATGCAAATCTAATTGATGACGACCAGACAATGATGTTATTAGCAACTTTGTATCAGCCGGATTTATTCGAACTACATAGAATAGTAGAGAGTGATCCATTTGTAATGTTTAGAGAATATTGTAATTAAGGACTAATATGACAACAAAAGATTTTTCGAAAGTGTACGTTTCAGGTGAAGGTTTACCGCAATACATTAACCAACTCGGTGAAGGTACTGTAGGACTTGAGTTAGGTGTTTGGACCGGTGAAAACTTTGCAAATATACTTCAACAATGTCCTGGCATCAAGACATTGTATGGTATGGATCCATATAAACCATATCAAGATTGGAACAGAATGATTACACAGGAAATGATTGATGATGTAAAACGTCAATCTATGGAAAATATTAAGTTATCCGGACATGAAGATAAAGTTCAATTTTACTTTAATACTGCCGCTGAAGGACTTGAATTAATACCTGATGGTTCATTAGACTTTATTTTCGTTGATGGCGACCATTCATATGAGAACGCTAAACACGATATTACAAACTATTATTCTAAAGTTCGTTCTGGTGGTTTGTATGCAGGACATGATTTTAGTCTTCCTGGTGTAACTCAAGCACTCAAAGAATTTATTAAAGAAGCAAATATTGATCCTAAGTCATTAATGTTTACCGCTAATGACGTTTGGTTGTGGTTCAAACCATGAGTTATGCCTTTGTTGTAACGTCTGCATTATGCCCCAATACGGGTGTTTTCACTAAAGAACAAAGGTACGAACAAACACTAAACACAATCAAATCAATCAGAAGTAAAGTATCAAATTCGTTTATTTTACTTTCTGATTCAGGTCCTAATGCGGTACCAGAAGAATGGGTTGAAAATCTAGCAAAATTATGTGACGATGTAATATTCGTCAAAGATTCTACGCTAGAGCAACTCAATATGTACCGTATGCAGACACCTGCTGAGATTCATAATATGAAAAATGCCTTGACCTATTTGAAACAATTAGGTCTTTATGGTGTCGACCGAGTATTCAAGATTACCGGTAGAGCAGAACTAACAGATGACTTCAACATTCTGTACTATATGACGAATACTATGCTTAAAGACAAATACGTATTTAAGAAAAGCGTTGATTCTTGGATGGGTAAAGGTCTAAAACTGTATGATACACGAATCTGGTCATTTGACTACTCTATCATAGACGAAGTTATCAAGATGCACGAGGGTGCTTTTAATACGGCTTGTAGTTCTGGTCTAGACCTAGAGCACGTATATTATCAACTTATTCCCCCAACAAAAGTGGTAGAAAAGGATGTTTTAGGTCTAAGATGTTTCGTAGCATCTGACGGTACGATACGTAACGATTAAAAAACGTATAAATACCAATACGGTAACCATAGTGTGTTACAATTCAAGGGAATTCAATGTTATCATTCAAGCAATTCATTCTATTAGAAGGTGGGAACATCAAGGCTAACGGTCATTCGGCTGAGCCTATTCAGATTCCACAAGGTCAACGCAAAGCAGTTCAAAAAGACATTCATGGGGTTGCAAAAGCGGTAGGAGATTCTTACCACAAAGCACACGGTGAGCACCTTTTTGGTAAAGACCACAAAGCATTAACAACCGGCTCTGCTTATGCAGGTTCTACACATCATACGATGGATAAGAACATTAGCGATACAGAGTTTCATCATGGTATGACAAAACCTGGTAAACCACATCCAGAATCCGGTGACGTTGACTTAAAAGTACCGCATCATACACTGGATAAGTTACATGCACACTTAGACCAACATGTTGGCAAGAAATTCGGACCGTATACGTTACTAGGCACAAAGAAAGGTGCGGGTCAGAGACATGCTATCATGCAACACAATAAGACCAAAGCAAAACATCAAATCGACTTTGAAGGTTCTGATTATGAAAAAGATGAACCGTCAAAGGGAGACCAGTTTACACATAGTTCTAACTGGCATGATAGAAAGGCTGGTATCAAAGGCGCCCATCATAAGATTCTTATAAATGCCGCTGGTAGAGACAAACACGTATTTTCACCACAATACGGTTTGGGTAATAGAGCAAACAAACTACCACCATCAAAGCAAACAGATAGAACAAAAGACCCCAAAGAAGTTTCTAAACGTCTATTTGGTGCTAAAGCAGACCACGAGAAGATTCATTCATTCCATGGTGTCACAGATTTAATTAAGAAACACGTTAAACCTGAACATCATCAAGAAATCTATAATAAATTCAAAGAGAGAACCGGTAGTTCTGATGTTAAGGATGCATTTAGCCATGAACATGCGCTGAACCATCTTAGAAAGCATCTTGACGTACATGACGAATGAAACGAACACTAAACGAATTTTTTAGAACCATATCTGAAGCCAAAAACGGTATAGTTGAGAAGTCTCACTTCAAAGCTATATTTGTTACTGGTGGACCTGGTTCTGGTAAAGATATTGTAATTAGAGAAGCGATTCCTCACGGTTCCTACACAGAGTTAAATACTGTGCAGGCATTTAACTATTTGGCTGACAAGAAACGCCTCTCAGAGAAAACTTCTGATGCACGTAGAGAAGCCATCAGAAATCGTGAAACCCTCGTTATAAACGGTCCTACTGACGATTATGAACGTATGGATTACATAAGAGAAGAACTATCTGAATTAGGATATGCAATTCTACCAATTTTTGTTCAGGTTTCAAACGAAGCAAGTAAAGAACGAAATGAAAGATTGACAAGAACAATTTCCGAGTCAATTAGACAAGAAAAGTGGCAAAAGTCAAACGAGGTGCTCGGTAAGTTCATCTACGGTGACTGGAATAATTCTTACAGTCAAACCATGATATTTGAGAATGATTCTGAACTTGATAAAATACAAGGTGAACTTAAACAACTTAGAAAAAAAATCTTCGAGTTTGTAGAAGATAGAAGTTGGTATACAAGAAATGAAGTCGCCTATAATTGGTTGGATTCTCACAATAAACTAGATATCAATGAGTCGTTTAATTACTTTGTTTCGAAGGAAGAAATAAATGAAAGCAGTAAGAAATTGGATAGTAAAAACATTCAGCTTAAAACCATCGGTAAATACAACCCAGGATTGGTCGCCGACACAAGAACCACACCCGACAATAGAGCAGGTGGTAATCGCCTCGGAAAAGGTGACGAAATCAAAGGCGGTACCTTCCCTAGAAAGAACCCTAATGGATATTCAGTTACCGGCGGCTCCGGAGCAGGTGCCTACGCCACAAGCGAAGAAACGAAGCCCACGCTCAAAATCAGCGGACCTCCCAAAGTCAAAAACTTTAACAAAGACAAAGAAATCAACAAAATCCTCAAAGGCGCCAAAGACGGAAACGCAGTAACGGGCGGTAGAAATACATTAGGTAGCGGTACAGGTCCTACCTTCAGTTCACGTTCAGGACTTCAAATGGGTCTTGGGGAAAACAGTTTTAGTGCTTTTAGAAAGCAGGCAGAATCAATAGATAGTCCAGGCGAGAACGCATGGGGTGTTTCTGGTAATGCTACAGGCGGTATGAATAAAGAACCGATGAATACATATAAGGATAGGGATCAAATTGAAAAATTAGCATCCTCTGTTAAGAATAAAAACAAAAAGAAACTAGGAGTAGCATAATGTTTGCAAAAGACAAAGTAACCAAATCAATGTTAGATGCAGTTAACTCTGTTATCGCTGAAGCAGAAACAAAAGAACCAACAAAGAAAAAACCAGGTTGGTTAATTGATGCTGAAAAAGCGGCAGAAGCAAGAGAGGGCAAACTAAAAGAAGATTCTAAACCAACAGGTAAAAAACCTGATTGGCTTCTTGCCGCTGAATTGAAAGCTGAAAAGAAAGCTGGAAAACTTAAAGAAGATTCTGAGCAACTAGATGAAATTGATGCTAATGCTATTCTAGCACTTGCAAAGAAAGTAAGCCCTACTGCAAAAATGCGTGGTTCTGTTGAAGACCAGAAAAAGGAACGTGATGCTGTAATGGCACAACGTGAAAAAGATAGACCTGCAAGAGAAGCAGAAGCGGCTGAAAGAAGAAAAAAAGATACTGAAGAATTAAAGAAACAACACAAGCCTGAAGATATTAAAAAACAAATGGATGACGTTAAGAAAAAATATGAATACAGTCATGGTTCAATTGAAAAACATGGACATCAATATGCTAATGGTTCATCTTATACACAAGGTAGAGATTTAATGGACAAATATAATCATTTAAAAGGTTTGCATAAGAGAATTACAGAAGACAAAGACGAGCCATTCATTAATGCAGTTTCAAAAGTTATTAATGGTGAAAAAAATGTCAGAGTCGAAGAAGAAACATTAAACGAAAAGAATTGGATCAAAGGTGCTATCAAGCATCCCGGTGCATTGACAGCCGCCGCTAAGAAAGCGGGCGAATCTACTTCTGAATACGAAGAGAAACACAAACACGATTCCGGTAAAGCTGGTAAACGTGCAAGACTTGCATTGACACTTAAGAAAATGCATCACGAAGAAGTTGAAGGTGTAGAAGAAGCTATGCGTCCTGGTTTTGATTATCAAGCGGCCGCAAAGGAAGCACAACAACGTAAAGCCGCAGGCTATGAGCGTTCTGGTCCTTATTCATGGAAAAAAATAAAGACAGAAAAGCCAGAAGAAAAGAAAACTCAAAAAGAAGAAGTTGAGCAGATGTATGAAGATGAACGTGATCCAACTGACGATGTTGTTAAAAAGATATTAAAAAATAGAGAAAAATATGCCAAACGAAATGTAACTGGTGAAAGTGATCCAACTGAC